CTGGAGACAGTCACAAAAGCATTAGAAAAGGCTTACGGTGGCAACCTCACAGCCTTAGCAAAACTTGCCCCTGAATACCGTCAGATGATCAAGGACGGCGCATCCTTTGAGGACGTCATGTACGCCATTGGTCTTGCCACAAACAATGCTGCAACTGTTGCAGCGAACACTGCAGAAGGCAAGTTCAAGCGTTTCCAGATTGCAATGAAAGAAACCAAAGAAGCAGTCGGAAACCTAATTACTCCAATTGTCGAAGCGCTCTTGCCAGCACTTACAGCAATGGGAAATTGGGCTGAAAAGAACTCCACTGTGTTTGGCATTGTTGCTGGCGCTATTGCTGGTTTAGCAGCTGCAATTCTTGTTGCCAATGCTGCAATGAAAGCATGGACAATCATCTCAACTATCACTACTGGTCTCAATACAGTATTGGCTGCATCGTTCACAGCCGTACAAGTAGCCTCAGGCCTGATTGTATTTACAGCGATCATTGCTGGTCTCATTCTTGCTTACAACAAATTCGAATGGTTTAGAAACGGCGTTCAATCAGTATTCCGAACGCTAGGTGACGCCATTGGTTTATGGGTTGATGTCATCAAGTTTCAATTCAATGTTTTAGCAACTGTTTTCAAAACTGTTTTCAATGGTTTAGCGTCGCTCTGGAATAACACATTTGGCAAAGTGTCGTTCAAGGTTCCGTCTTGGGTGCCGGGTCTTGGTGGCAAAGGTTTTGATGTTCCAGAGATTCCGATGTTGGCTGCAGGTGGCATTGTCACTGGCCCGACGCTGGCGATGATTGGTGAGGCAGGCCCAGAGGCTGTCATACCGTTAGATCGGATGGGTCAAATGGGTGGTGGTGGCACAACTGTCAACATCAACGTCAACGGTGGCGACCCTCAAAGCGTCGTCAATGCTTTGCGTACATACATGCGTCAAAACGGCTCTGTCCCTATCCGTGTGAGCAACATCTTCTAGCCATGCCTTTACAGACGTACACAGTTAGTTACACCCTAAATGCAGGAGCATCGTGGACGGCGCTTACTAATGTGCAAAACATACAGTTCAGCCTTGGCAGGCAAGCACAGTTAGACCAAATCAAAGCATCAACTGGTTCTTTCCAAATGCGTTATCCGACTGGTTTTGCATCACCAGTCACAGCGTTAGTTTCTGGCACCGTCATAAGAATTGAAAACACCACTGGCGTTGCCTACACGGTTTGGTCAGGGCGTATTGACAATGTTTCTGCTGAGTACGGTATCCCTTATGCCGGTGGCGTCGGTCAGGCAGACTATTTGAACGTCACCATTGAAGGCGCTTTTGCTATCGCTGGTCGTATGCAAGGCAACGACTACGCAATGGCTGCAGGCACCATCATGTCTCAGTTTTCTGCTGCAAGCACCCAAACAGGCATGTTCCTTACCTATGACGGCACAGGTTCCCTTGCTGCCACAACTGTTTCTAGCACTTGGGGAGACTGGATAAATCGAGTGTGTCAATCTACAAACAGTCGAATTTGGGATTCCTACGACATAAACAATGTTTCTGTTATTAACCCTTTTGTGTCTTATGTGAACACCGTCAACTTTTCCGATGTGGCTAATAACTCGACTAATCAGGTTTACAACCAGATCAACTTCGACAGCCTGGCCGACAACTTCTACACACAGGTCACGGTTACCCCTGAGTCGTTTGGAGCTGCGACAGTTACCAAATCTGGTGCTTCTGTGCCTTATAGGGCTTATCAGGCAAACACGTTGAACAACAGCACAAGTCAAGCGACTGATTATGCAAACTATTTGTTGAATAATTACAGCACGGCACGTTTTGCTATTAGTTCGTTTACTTGTATGGCTGAGGCGCAGTCATCGTTTCAGTTGGACAAGATTGGTGGGGCAAGTGTTTTGGCTCAAGCCCCCGGCACTCAGGTTGGCGTGACTTTTAGAGGTACGACTTACCAGTGCATCATTGAGGGTGTGACCATGTCGGCCACACCTGCTGGTGCATCGTTCACTTATTATGTGTCGGGTGCCGATTTGAATGCCTACCTCATAATCGGAAATACGACTTTCGGCAGGCTCGATTACAACAGATTAGGATACTAAACATGGCTATAAAGACTTTTACGACTGGTGAGGTGCTCACAGCGAGCGACACCAATACTTATTTGGCTAACTCTGGACTGGTTTGGGTAGGTGGCGCAACGATTGGCACGGCTGTCTCATCGGTAAACCTAACTTCAGTATTTAGTAGCACCTACGACAGTTATCGAGTTGTGTTTAGAACGAACAGCGCAACAGGCAACTCAAACTTTCTCATGCGCTTCGGTACAGGCACAGCAGTAGCAACGAATTACAAGAGTTATCTGTATTCAAATAACGCATCATGGACGACAGGTGGCTCAGTACAGGTCACAGACCTAACAGGTGCTCTACTTACTTACGGACACCCCACCAGCATTACAGGCAACGCAGACATCAACGGCCCAAACTTGGCCACAGCAACGACCACATTCGGACAGTACGCAACATCGGATAACGGTGGCTTTACGGCAGGAATTCAAACCGATAGCACACAGTTCACATCTCTACATCTACTTCCACTATCAGGAACTTTTACAGGTGGACTCGTAACCGTCTATGGATACCGAAAGGCATAGCAATGACAAAACCAAACATACAAATCGATGATGAAGTGCGTGAAATGACCGATGAGGAATACGCAGCACTACTTGCAACAGGCTGGACAGAAACCAATGAAACGCCTAGCCCTGCTTAGCCTGCTCACCATCACCCTTACAGCGTGCTCAGACCGTACAAGAGTGAACTGCGAACGCACCAAAAACAAAGCACTCACAGGCGTAGTCCCACTCGAAAACAACCTAGGAGCAAAATGCCAATGAAACCAGACAACAGACACAGCAACGAAGAAATCAAAGCACGCATCGTCATGATTGTGGCAGTAGGACTAACACTGTCATTCGTAGGCTCAGTATTTACAATCCTCTACGGACTCCTATTAGTTTCCCAGCCTGAAAAAATGGCCGAACTAGACGCACAACAAATCAACATTCTCAGCAGTATGTTGCTCACCCTTTCAGGTGGCCTTATCGGACTACTCGCAGGGAATGGTTTGAAAGACCGTCCGAAAGACCCACCAACACCATGACACGCAAATACCCCTACTACCCGGTGACCGAACCAGGCACAGGCAAACTGCCAGGCACCGAAAAGTTTATGGATCTATGCAAACGGCGCTACCCATCATTTATCAATTTGGGCACCTGGGTGGTGCGCAACATCCGTGGAGGCAAGACCCTCAGCACACATTCCTTGGGTGTGGCTGGCGACGTGGGGTATCCCAAGACCAGAGCAGGCAGAGCACAGGCTAAAGAACTGTGGGATTGGCTGATTGAGCACTCAGAAGCCCTAGGACTGTGCGAACTGCATGATTACGCATTTGGGGACTTCGGAAGAGGATGGCGCTGTTCTAGAGGCGAAGGGGTCAAAGGGGTCGTGGTCTATAAAAACGAAAAAGAATCTGCAGGTTCAATAGGGGGCGCATGGCTTCACTTTGAACTTGAAATGGACTTGGCAAAAGACGCTAAAGCGCTCGAAGCAGCATGGCGAGCGTTGCCAAAACCCAACTCAGACAAGGCATAGCCAAATCTGACAGGCTCTAGGCGTGGCGTGTTTCCCTCCTACGCCTAGGGTCGCATTCGCCACCTAGCCACATAAATGGGTAATACTTGACCAAACCCAAATCTGATAGTTCAGGCCATAGGCCACCCGGCACCATCGGGGAACTTGGGGATTACCAAACAAAGATTCTGCAGGTTGACAAAATTCATCATGGCATTCACGCTATTCATCGCCCTACTCGCACCAGCACCAGCAGCTGCAAAAGAACCATGGAACCACCCCATGCCTAAAAAGTGGTACATCAGTTTGGCGCAGTGCGAGACTGGCAATAATACGCAGCATCGCACACGATCGTATGTTTCGGCGTTTGGTATCTACAGACAAACGTGGAACAACTGGTCAAACACTTCAGACCGTAAAGCGCACCTGCTCACTTTTGCTCAGCAAGCAAGGGTGGTGGACAAAATCGCCTATAAAGGACACACCGAAAATGGTCGCTACCGATACCCGGTCGGGCTGTACGGCTGGGGGGCTATAAAGAACAACTGCAACGGTTTGAACGACCAACTTTGCAAATCCAACCACCCACTTGTTATAAAGAAGAGGCGCTGCAAATAGCGCACTAAGTCAAAGAGGGAAACAATGACACATTCAGAAGCACTACAAATCTTGGGTCACTTGGCCGTCAAGTTAGAAATGCAAATGCGTTTCGAAGAACGTCAAGCCGTCGAGTATGCAATAGGCAAACTCAGCGTTGCCAAAAAGGACGACCCGAACGCACTAGCGCAGCTCATTCTGGACGCTGCAAAGCAAGCATCAGACCTACACGCAAAAGGACTCATCTAATGGCCGTCAACTATCACCATGAGGGCTGCTATCTAGGCAAAGAAAAGCCTGGCTTCCCTACTAGGGATTGTCGCCAATGTGAACTGCTTGACAACATCACAGCCTGCAAAGAAACAGTTGCCAAACTGGAACACGCAGCGCAAGGCATGATGAAAACAATCAGAGAACTTGAAAAAGAATGTGACCGACTAGAAAGGCTTTACTCCAATGGCGTTCAATCTTGAAGACTACGAACCAGTAGCACACCGACTCGACAGATGGCTCAAAGACTGCCATGTGCGAAGCGTCCAACCAAGGGTCATCACCGATCTAGTTCACTACCTGCAAAACTCAGCCGTCTTCTCAGCATCCCTGTACGAAAATGACGTGCTCATTGCTACAGGCTGGGCAGAAGAAGTCCGTGGTGAAGGACACATAAACAAAACCAGCCACCTAGAGAACTGTGAGACAGGCGCTGTAGGCCGTGCGTTGGCTAATGCCGGGTATGCAGGCTCAGACCTGAACAAGCGTCCGAGCCGTGAAGAGATGACCAAGGTGCAGCGTGTAACCACGACCAGCGCCGATGGTGTCACTACCGAGCGCCCAGCGAACGCACCAAGCGACAAGCAAGTCTGGCTCTATAAGAAGTTGTTGAAGGAGGCAGGCAAGTTGCCCCACTTGACCTGGCATCGTGGGATAAGTTCAAAATCAGCAAGGCTATTGAAGCCCTAAAGAACAATGAGCCTGAAGAAATCCCATTGCCTGAAGAGGAGCCATTTTGAGCGACAACGGAACTTTGCGTGATCACCTAGCAGATGTAATCAACGAACGCAACGAACTTCTGCGCAAAGTCGAGCTGCTTGAGGCTCGCATTGACGTACTAACCAAACAACTGTCAGCACTGTGGAAGGTTGAGCCATGATGCCCTACGGCCTAAACGGACAATGGCACTACCCAGACTGCACAGTGACTCTCAACTCAGACCCTGAATGTGACTGTGTAGGCAACATGCTCAAACAACTCAGCATTCTGTCAGAGGAATGCAAAAGGCTCATGGCAAT